GGGGCGGTGTTATTTGGGCACGTGTTTATAACTCTGACGCACAAACTATTTCCATTACAGCCAGAGAATTTGAAAGTTATTTTGAACGTAGATTAATTACAACAACGCAAAACTTTCAAAATACCGACCAATTAGAAATAGTTAGAACGCTAATTGACGACGCACAATTGCTCCCTTATGGCGATATTGGCGTTATAACTGGTAGTGAAACGTCTGGCGTATTAATTGACCGCGTTTATTATGATTATGAATTGAAACAAGTATGGCAAGCAATTAAAGATTTATCCGACCAAGATGATGGTTTTGATTTTAATATTAAAGTTGAATACGACAACGTTACAAACGAACCTAAAAAAACTCTAATACTTGGTTATCCGCGAACTGGGCATATTGATACTGGTATTGGTGATTTAAATACCAAAGTATTTATGTTTCCTGCTGGAAATATAACAAGTTACGAATATCCCGAAGATGGTTCAATTACCACTAATACGTTATACGTTACTGGTGCTGGTTCAAATGAAGGTAAATTATTATCAGTAGCAACTGCTTCAACTTCATTTACCAATGGTTTTCCGTTATTACAAACAACTGCTTCTTATTCAGATATTACCGACCAAAACGTTTTAGATGAACTGGCAACAGGTCGCGTATTAGCACTTAGCGAACCACCGCCAATTATTAAAGTTGTTGTTCCAGCGTTTGTTGAACCAGAATACGGCACTTATTCAATTGGTGACGATATTCGTTTAATGATTACAGATGAACGTTTTCCAAATGGTTTAGATGAGATTTACCGCATTGTAGGACTTAACGTGGAACCCGGTGAAAACGGACCAGAACGCGTTACCATAACCTTAACAATTACAACCAATTAGGAAGCGTTATGGCATATATAAATCAACCGCCCGATTTACGCGTTATATTTAACGATATTTACCAGCGTTTATCTAAACTAGAAACCGCGCAAAGATTTACAACGCCTAACGTAGATTTTTCAACTAATACGCCTACTAATCCGCGTATAGGCGACCAGTTTTATGATACTGACGCGCAGTTAATCAAATACTGGAATGGAACTCAATGGGTAGAAATTGCCGATAGTCTTTATTCCACAACTGTAAATAATTATCCAACAACTATTCAAAGCGTTAATAACAATATGGTTTATACAGGAACGCCTTGCGATATAGAAATTCAGCGTATCGGTAAAATGATTACCGCTAACGCAACTATTACTTGTACTAATATCTCAAATTTTGGAACTGGACAAATTTATTTTGATATGCCAGCAGGTATTCCAGCGCGCTCGCACGATTTAGCGGCTAGCGGTTTCTTAACTGATGGTGGTACTACTTACACCATATTTGGAACATTAGGCGCAACTGCTGACAAAATGTATTTGTGGCACCCAACCAGTAATGGCGGTTCAGATGTTCTGGATTACAATTCACCAGCGGTTTTAGACACAACTTCAATAATTGTTATTACTGGTGTTGCTCTGTTAGCATAACGTTATGTCTGTTGAAAATTGGGCTGCTTTAGCCGTATCCGTTACAACCCTAATGGGAGCATTAGCCGTGGGCGTTCGTCATCTTGTTAAATATTATCTTGCCGAATTAAAACCAAATGGTGGAGAAAGCATTAAAGATAAAGTTGCCCAAATAGATACCAAAGTTGATAAATTGGAAGCGAGAATAGATGAAATCTACAAATTCCTTATTAAACAGTGAAACCATTGTTGGTTTAGCCACTTCTCAAATTGATTATGTAGAAGTGCCAGATAACAAAACAATGTATGGCAAATGGTATGGATTAGACGGAAATCCGTGGTGCGCTATGTTCGTATCGTGGATATTTAATCAAGCAGGTGAAGGAAAGCGCGTAGCCGCTTCAACTAAAAAAGGTTTTGCCAGTTGCGACGCTGGCTTGAAATGGTTTGCTAAAAATAATAAATTAGTTCCTGTTGGACAAGCAGAAGCAGGAGATATAGTTTTTTTTCAATTTGATAACGACGCTCAACCCGACCACGTAGGTATAGTTATCAAAAACACGGGCAAACAACTTGTTTGTGTTGAAGGAAATACCTCACCCGATAAGAAAGGCTCGCAGTCAAATGGTGGCGGCGTATATCGCAAAAAGCGACCATATTCCGTTGTTATGGCAGTTGCGCGCCCATAAGGAGGCAGAAATGAACCCGAAAGTGAAATCAGCAATTGAATCCTATGCTCGTTCGTTCCTAGTTGCGGCTATTACCGCTTACACGCTAGGCGCAACCGATATCAAAGACATAGCAACGGCAGGATTAATTGCCGTTATTGCTCCTGCTATTCGCGCTATTAACCCAAATGACCCTGCTTTTGGTAAAGTTGCCGACGTAGTGGAAAAAGAATTGGCTAAAAAGCCAATAAGCAAGAAAAAAACTAAATAACAAATTTGCCTTTACCTAGCGGTTATGGGGAAGTGACCTGCTAGGTAAAGGCTTATTTTTTTAGGTAAAGACTAAGGCGTGGCGTTATTGTCTTTTGTCTAATCTTTTCGGTATTCTTCTGCTATGTCTTTAGAAAACTCTATTGAAGAAGCACGTTATAAGGGCAATAGTCTTTGTCCTTTTGCCAGATTAATAGACGGATTAAGTGAAGCCGATAAAAAAGCCCTTGACGCGGCTATTAACAAACGCCTACCAGATGTAACTCTTGCTACCGCATTACGTAAAGAAGGTTACAGAATTGCTGAAATTAGTATTTCTCAACATAGAAAAGGTTTATGTCGGTGTCGGCAGAACAACGAGTAAAAGAAATACTTGAACAACGCCAGATGTATCACGGCGATTTCTATCAAAACTTTATTACCATAGGAAAAATATGGGGCGCATTACTTGGTGTAGAACCTATTGAACCTTATAAAGTTGCGTTAATGATGGACGCATTTAAAACAGTAAGAGCGTTCAAAAACCCAGAACACGAAGATAACTGGTTAGACAAAATCGGATATACAACTCACGCACAAAGTTGTGCTTTTTATGACGCGGCAAAGAAAAAATGAGTTTAAAGAAACAACTGGAAGAAATACCTGACGAGGTAGCCAGTTCAGATGTAGTAGAACTACGCAAAGCATTAATACGAACACAAAAACAATTAAAAGAAGCCAAACAACGCACGGAAGAATTAGTTGAAGCAACTATTCAAGCCGCATTTGACGCCACGTTATCAATGGGCGAGATTAAAGAAGTTATTGCGCCTATTGCCGATAAAAGAAAAATTAAATCGGAAGTTGCGTTATGGCATTTAACTGACTGGCAAGGTAGTAAAAAGACAACCACCTATAACAGCCAAATAATGCGCAAACGCGTAATGGAATTTGTAACTAAAGCAAAACGTATTACGGAAATTCAACGTGCTGACCACCCTGTTAAAGATGTAGTTATTATGTTTGGTGGCGATATGGTGGAAGGTTTATTTAACTATCCAGCGCAATTACACGAAATAGACGCAACGCTATTTGAACAATACGTAACAGTATCCAGATTAATTGTGGATACAGTTAGAGAAGCATTAGCAATATACGAAAAAGTATTAGTGGTTGCGGAATGGGGTAATCACGGGCGTATCGGTAGCAAACGCGCAGATGTTCCACGTTCCGATAACGTGGACAGAATGTGCTACGAGTTAGCGCGGCAATTGTTAGTAGATGAAAAACGATTAACTTGGGCAGACTGCCCCGAAGATGTTCAACGTGTAGAAATTGGTAATTATCGCGCTTTGTTAATACACGGAGATGAAGTTGGTCGTAATGGCTTTGCTTCACCAGCCGCAATTGTTCAACACGCTAATAGATGGCGTAGCGGTGCTTATCCGTGGGAATTCCGTGACGTATATATCGGTCATTACCATACGCACGCCTGTTGGCCTATGGCAAACGGATTAGGTTCGGTTTATCAAACTGGTAGCACGGAAAGCGATAACCGCTATGCCAGAGATTTATTAGCCGCGAGCGCTATCCCTAGTCAGCGGCTCCATTTTATTGACCCGATTAAAGGCAGAGTTACCGCCGAATACAAGGTTTGGTTGGATTAAAAAATCGGTTGCGTCAACAGTATCGTCAGAGGTAAAAGTGTGCTGTATCCAGCATTTGCCGCATTGAAGGCACATTAATCTTCTTCGTAATCGTCACCATAATCGCTGGTGATAAGCCGCATATCAGAAATATCCACGCCATTATTTTTTGCGGTAGTTAATGCCTCGTTGAAAGTATTTAGACAACGGCTAGTAATATCGGTAACCATATCTGGATATTGAGTATCAGTTCCGATACTTACTTCCAAACCACCGCAACGAATTTGAACGTGTGTATAAACATCAGCCATACGCCGAACTTTACCGCCAGTTATACGGCGACACGCAAGAGCCGTAATTGCGGCGTGTATGGCGATTTAAAGCGTTAATACGTCTTTCTATATCGGTATATGGGTTCAGACCCCAAAACCCCCCTAGCGACCCCTAGCGACGTTTTAAAGGGTCTTTTCACGTAGGGAAATGCCCCCTACCCCTAATGCCCTTTGTAACGCTTCTCACGTATAGTTCTCTTAGTACAAACAACTTGATAAGTCTTCGGACAGTTCCTATCGGAAATCAAGAGTTTCGTACCAGTACCTAGAAAATTAAATAGAGAAGGCAAGAATTAACCAAAAAGTTTTGGTAATTACTTTGGTTAATTTACACGTAGCCAGTAACAAGTAACAGAAATCCGTAACAGGTTCTACACATTACGGTAGTCACTTCGGGGTTTCCAACCGCAATACGTAATACGTTCCGTTACAAGTTATGACCCGCAAATAAAGGCGACGCTCATTCCAGATATAGGAATCAACTTCTTAATCGCGAAGACCCGAAAGGCGAGCGAGTGACAATTAGGAAGCCAGCGCAACGTCAAATAACAGCGAAGGACCCAATGGCGAACCAGCCTTAACAAAAAATATACCTAGGAATTAATCCGAAACCGCTCAACACTAAAAGTTGGGCGGTCTTACTACGTGGCGAGTAGTAACTGATGAGGACAGCCATTAACAGAAAGTTAGGGATAAAAAATGACAACAATGGAAAAAAACTTCAATTCGTTCGGCAGTTTCTTTATGAACGTTACAGGTTCAATGACGCTTAATGAGGAACATTACATTGGCGTATCTACTAGCGGTAATAAAGACAAAGTAATGATTAAGTCAATTCGTTGTTCAGTTGAAGTAATTGAACCAAATCAATATGGATTAGGCGATAAATCACCAAGCCTTAATTTCAAATGGTCGGTTGATTACGTTAATTGGAACCGCAGTAAAGGTGCGTGGGGTGTTCGTAGTAACTATCAAACTATTGATGGTGAATACGTCAATAACATTATTGGCGCATACCACCGCGGCATTTGCGAGCAATTGTTAGTAGTTAGATTAGAAGAAAAACTAACTAATGGAGTTGCCGCAATTGTTAAACGCGTAGAGGAACTTACAAAATGAGATGCCAAATATGCGGTAAAGGCAAAGTAGTTACATATCGCTGGTTTGTTTACGACAACGGCGACCAATTTACATCTGGCATTTGCGTTAAATGCGTAGATTTATATTCAGAACTACTAAAGAAAGGCAAATTAAGTGACTACAACTAAAGAACCAAAACGTAGCGGTCATTTACGTTGCGGTATATGCGGTAAAAATCTTAGACAAGCACAATGGGTTCCAATGTTTGTTTGTCCAGATAGCAATTGCGCTAATAGTGAGGAACATTTATACGACTAAGGCGAAACCGCCCCACGTGGGCGGTCTATCGGTAAATAACCGATACTGACGAGCCTCGTCAGCATAACGTTAGGGAAACAAATGACTACTGAAACAACTACAACTGAAACACCAAAGCCAACTAATGAAGAATTAGCGGCTGAATTTGTCAAGAACAATTCCGTTACGGACATTGTTAATCGTATTGCTCACTTAACACGTGGTCTTGAAAATACACGTAGCGATTACGACCAAGCACGTCAAGCGTTAAATCACTGGCGTAGTAAGACAACAGAGTTTGTAATTGACTTTGTTAAAAGTGACGATATTACAACTGACGACTTGAAAGAGTTCGCAGAAAAGATGGATATTGAACTAACTAAGGAAATTGAAGTTACGTTCAAAGTTGATGTTAAATTCACCGCAACAGTTCCACTTGATTTTGACGTGGAAACCATTGACGAAAGTGATTTTGACGTAACCATTAACTATCGCGGTGGCGATAATGACGTGGATATGGAAGAAGAATATTCAGATATTGAAGATTTTGACGTATCTGACGACAACTAAATAACAACTAAATAAACCAAACAAACAACTAATAGAAAGAAGGCAATAAAATGGGTATGGTTCCAGATGAGTTTGAAGATGGAACAGCGGCGTTTTTCACAAATCGTGAGCCCGCTTGGCACTCACTAGGTGTTGTTACACCTAACGCATTAACCGCAGAAGAAGCACTTAAAACTGCGTTGCTTGACTGGAAGGTAATTAAATCCGATACGCCAGTTGAATCAATTGTTCCAACTGCTGACGGAAAAAGCACTAGCAAGATTACGTTTCCAGATAAATATATGACTTACCGATACCACCCAAAGACTAATAAGGCTGACGCTTTGGGCGTTGTTGGTAATCGTTATACGCCAGTTCAGAACGCGGAAGCATTTTCGTTTTTGAACTACGTAGCAGATGAATCAGGCGCGATATTTGAAACGGCTGGTTCAATGAATAATGGTCGTAAGGTATTTATGACTATGAAAATGCCAGAAGGTTTACAAATCGGTGGGCAAGACGCAATTGATTTGTATTTGATGGCGTGGAATACGCACGACGGAACTTCCGCGTTTAATCTTTTGGTTACTCCGATACGAGTTGTTTGCCAGAACACGCTAACTGCGGCGATTAATAGCGCAAAATCTAATTATGCGTTACGCCACACACCGGGCGTTAATGGCAAAATTCAGGCGGCTCGTGACGCACTCAAACTTACTTTCAAATATACGGAAGAGTTTGAGAAGATGGCAGAAAAACTTATTAGTCAAGAAATGACCGATAAGCAATTTGCCACTTTGGTTGAAAAGGTATTTCCAATTGACGAAGAAAGCCAGCGCGCAACAACAATTGCGGAAACTGCTCGCGGAACTTTGATGGGTCTTTGGAAAGCACCTACGCAAGCAAATATTGCTAACACAAAATGGGCGGCGTATAACGCGTTCATTGAATACTCTGACTGGGCTTCACCAATTCGTGGTAAGAACCCAGAAACATTACGTGCTGAACGTATTATTAGCGGTGCTGGTGACCGATTTAAGAACAAGGTTCTGGCACTTCTTTAATACCACACACACAAATAACGTGGCGGATATCTAATTGGTATCCGCCACGTTTTGTTCTATTGATTAATTAACTTCCCCAAGTAGAATAGGAAATGGAGGCAAACCCAATGATAAGTAATTTAATCGCTATTCTTTATGGCGTATTTTGCGGCGTTATCGCATTACTTGTTATTAAGCACACTAATAATCCAGCCAAATTAACTAAACGCGGTAAGTATTTTGTATTTATCGTGTTTATTGTGCTGGGCTTTTTATTAGGGCAATACATTCTTCACGTTGAATGGAATTGCGATTTGCGACCACAAGCAACAACTCCGTGCGAAGTGCGCTGGAGATAACCAATTAGGAAGGCAAACAAATGGACAAAATCAAGGTTAAGGCAATTATCGGAGTAGAAATGCCAGCACCAGAAATTACTACTGGTTCAACGTCTGATAAGAACTCTTTACTGCGTAGCCACGCAGAAACAGTTATTAAAGATACGTTGTCCGATATGAACCCAGAAATCTTGCGTTTGAACTTATCAAGAAGGGAAACAAATAATGGCGATTAATGCCGAAAAGGTACGCGGTTGGATAGCGGAGTTACAAGTAATAGCAAGTATGAATAACAACCCAATTCTGCGCGATATAGCGGATACGTTAGACGAAGGCGTTGTAACGGGCAGAATTTATATTGAAGAAACAACTAACGAAGGGATAAGTAAATGAGTAATAGCGCGCTCGCCGTTACTGGCGAACAAAGTTGGTGGAACGACAAGCAAGAAGCCGCATTGAAGCAAATTGGATTATCTAATGCGCCAAAAGCGGAACTTGCCGTATTTCTACATTACGCACAAAGAACAGGGTTAGACCCATTTGCGCGGCAAATTTATATGATAAATCGTGGCGGTACATACACAATTCAAGCAAGTATTGATGGATTACGTATTGTTGCGCAACGCTCTGGTGAATATGCTGGGCAAGTTGGGCCGTTTTGGTGCGGTGAAGATGGTGTATGGACAGATGTTTGGTTAGAAAAAACACCGCCAATTGCGGCAAAAGTGGGCGTTATGCGGTTGGGCTTTACTGAACCTTTATGGGGCGTAGCAAAGTTTGATAGTTATAACGCAAACTCACCTATTTGGAAAAAAATGCCAGATACAATGATAGCGAAATGCGCCGAAGCACTAGCGTTGCGCAAGGCGTTTCCAAATGACCTTAGTGGTATTTATACCAGCGAGGAAATGGAACAAGCCGAAGTAGTACCAGTTAAAACTACTACTTTGGAAATTCCAGATAATAACGTTACTCCGATTAAATCAAATACGGAAATAACACGTGAGAATTGTTTAGCCGCGTTAGAACTTGTTAATAACGCTAAGTCAATTCCAGTATTACGTTCATTATTTGAACAATACAAAGTCTTACTAGATTTTGAATTTTCTTACAATGACGAAATTACAACCATACGTGCTGAAATTATGGATAAAAAATCCGATTTAGAGGCGCAAACAAGTGGTAACTAACTTCGGGTTATTAGAACTTGACTTTGATATA